ACTGAATGGTGCGCCACTGCTGCCACGGATGGTCGAGCACTATACTACAATCGAAACTTTTTTGAAGACTTGACCAATAAACAAGTTGAATTTGTTATTGGTCACGAAATCCTCCATAACGTTTTTGATCATTTGGGTCGTAACGAAGGTCGTAATCGTAAAGTATTCAACATTGCCGCTGACTATTGTGTAAACGGTCAATTGATTCGTGATCATATCGGCGAGCAGCCTCCAAAGATTCCAATCTTCCATGATCCCCAGCATTATGGCAAGAGTGCAGAGCAAGTCTACGACGAGCTCATGGAAAAATATGATGATCAAGAACTAGATGAACTGGGCAAACTACTTGACGAACATATTGACTGGGATAAAGACGATGAAAATGGTCGCCCAAAATATACTAAAGAAGAGCTCAAGGCCATTCGTGACGAAATCCGTGAAGCTACTATCCAAGCAGCCAATGCCGCAGGTGCAGGCAATACCCCAGCAGGTGTAGCTCGACTTATTAAGGATCTCACTGAGCCTAAAATTAATTGGCGTCAATACCTACGTCAGCAAATTCAAAGTTTGATCAAGTCTGATTTCAGTTTTACTCGTCCTAATCGTAAAGGTTGGGGATTAGGTGCTATTCTACCTAGCATGAAACATGAAGAAACTATTGACATCTGTGTTGGCTTAGACATGAGCGGTAGTATTACTGATATAATGGGCAAGGACATGCTGAGCGAAATCAAAGGCATCATGGATGAATACAAAGATTTCAAAGTGAAAATTTGGTGTTTTGATACCGATGTGTATAACGAACAAAACTTTGACAGCTACGAAAATGATATCGAAGCTTACGAACTCAAAGGCGGTGGTGGCACTGAGTTTATGGCCAATTGGACATATATGAAAGAACATAATATTACACCTAAGAAATTTATTATGTTTACTGATGGTTATCCATATGGTTCGTGGGGTGATGAAAACTATTGTGATACCTTGTTTATTATTCACGGTAATCAAACTATTGTTCCTCCCTTTGGGCAATATGCCTATTACGAAGAAGCTAAGTAATGGCCCTAAAGAACGGCAAACCTAATCCATTAAATTTATTAGGTTTACGACGAGTTCAATTTCCAGCTCATCATTTTCATTATACTATGTTAGGTTATAAACTACCTGATAAAACTCAGTCAATTAACGATTGGATTTATCATAACTTAAATGGCAGATATTATTTAGGTACAAAATTATCATTAGACGACACTAATAGCATACGTTATGCCACCAATCTTGGATTTGAAGAAGAAAAAGAATTAAGTTTCTTTTTGCTTTCTTATTCAGATTTATAATCTTTATTTTTTTTAAAAAGATATATAATAGTACACTTTTAAGGAGACATTATGAATAAACCACCAATGAAACAACAACAACAAGAGCCAGTTCAAGAACAAGAAATGGACGCTGCCGAAGATCTTAATATTAATGATCTTAATGCATTAAAACAGATCATTGAAGTAACTAATAGCCGTGGAAGTTATAAGGCTGCTGAAATGGAAGCTGTTGGTAAAGTTTATAACAAACTAAGCAAATTTTTAAGCCAAGCAACCGCCAAGGAAGACGATAATGGTTAATTTAAAACACGTTGGGCGATTTCCCTCCAACGGCAGAAAGTGCCTAGTAGCATATAGAACACTTCCTGGTGATTCACATAATTGTCTAGTAATTCCAACTGAAGCATTAGATGATCAAACACATGACGCACTAATTCAATTAGTGGAATCTAATGCCGCTCAAATGGCTAACGAATTTGCAGAAGTTTTAGCTAGGACTATTTTTCCAGATGGCAGCATTATGTTGGCTGCATTACATATGCAAGGTAAATTAATGAAAGTTGCAACTGATAAAGTTGAAATGATTCCTAATTTTCAAACTTCAATAATGTTAGATCAGCTCAATGTAGCAATTGCCGAACAAATGGGTGTGGCCATAGATGATCTATCCATCAAAGAAGATTTCAAAAACGACAAAAGAGATGATGTGGAAGTAGTTGAAGTAGCCACTGTTACTGAAACTCCCATGCCAGTAGTTGAAGAAAATTTTGATGACTTGCCAATTGAACAACGTGCTACTAAATTGAGAGGTCAAGCTGACAAGTTATCTAAACAGGCTGCTGATTTACGTCGTCAAGCTGAAGCATTGGTGCCTAGAAAAAAGAAATGACCATCAAGAAACTTTCAAAGGATGTCATTGAAAGTTGGCCCGAGATTTTCGAAGATGTTGAACTTAATGTAGTACCGTTGAAGTATCTATGCTCTGTACAGGTCAAATTTAAAGATAAAAGAATTTGGAATATAGACATAGGTAAAAATCTACGGGATGATAATTGGCAAATTGTCCAAGAAAATATTCAAGAATTGATTATGAACTACAAAGAACATATATCAACCATAGATTTTAAACTAGACACAGACAAGATCAAGAAAGATATCAGTCAAGAAACCACTAAATTCCTTAAAAAAAGAAAACTATGAATGTTAAATTGATTTCCTATAGTCAACCCACAGAAGAAATGAAAAATTTGGGCATTGACACTGCACAGGAATTAGTAGCATATTGTGCTAGAGTTAGCAATCCTAGCAATCAACTTAACACAGAAACTAGTGAAAAGTTAATCAAATATTTGATTAAACATCAACATTGGAGTCCATTAGAAATGGCTTCAGCCTGTATGGAAATTACCACTACAAGGGATATTGCTCGTCAAATACTACGCCATCGTAGCTTTAGTTTTCAGGAGTTTAGTCAACGATATGCTGATCCCACTAAAGACCTTAATTTTGTCACTAGGGAAGCTAGACTACAGGACTCAACTAATAGACAAAATAGTGTAGAAGTAGAAGATCACCTACTACAAAATGATTGGTATCGTGCTCAACAACGAGTCATCTATGCGGCAAAACGTGAATACGAATGGGCTATTGAAAATGGCATTGCCAAAGAACAAGCTCGTGCAGTATTGCCAGAAGGTCTAATTGAAAGTCGTTTATATATGAATGGGACACTTCGTAGTTGGATTCATTTTATTGAATTGCGTAGTGCTAATGGCACACAAAAAGAACATCAAGAAGTGGCATTGGCCTGTGCAGAAGCTATTAGCAAAATTTTCCCATTGACTTCAGAGCTTGTAGCCAATTAACATAAATCTTGAAAACTCTTTATCTGGATATTTGAATTTCTTTTCTGATCTGTAAAGATTAGTTAAAGGGTATCGCTCTGCTAACTGATTTACACTGAAACAATAATCATGATCATCGTTGTCATCATGAATTTGATCAGTGCTTTGAATTACCACTAATTGATTAGTAATTTTATTGAACCATTGTTTATCAATAATGTGTTCTGCTGATGTGTTAATGATCACATCAAATTCTGAAAAATCTACTTGATTAGCATCTTGGGTATGAGCTTTAAATTGCCATCCATTACATACCCAAGTATTATTGATTTTATCTGCTATGAATTCAACTTTTGGATCAATATCAAAAGATCTAATATGTTTGATATCCACAGCACGTCTACTTAATAGTAAAAAAGCTAATAAACCGTACCAGCCACCTAAAATAGCTATACGACTATTGTTAGGCATAATAGCTTCTAATCTTTCACATAACCAAATTTTACTTTCAACTTGACCGTGACTAAAAGCTGTAAAATCAATCATTATTAAACCTTTCTTTTAACCATTCAAAATCATTAATTAATTTTAATTTATCGAGATTTTCAAAATTAACCAAAGCATAAACTTTACCAGCTAGTGCTCCTTTTATAGCATAACTGCCATAAGGTCTGTCATTACCCATTGTACACCATACGCTTAATCTTTTAAGACTTTCATCATTATCTTTTTTATTAATCACATTGATCGTTAGTTTAACTGCTTCCCTAAAAGCACTACGCCATGTACTAAATTCATCTACGTTAAAATTTGTGATGTTAGATACTTGTTCTATTACTTTAATTTTATTATTAATACTCAAAGTCATATCTAAACTTGTTGTGTCAACATCTAAAGTTAATCTTCTAGGCAATAATTTAACAGCTCCATAACCATATACAAGATCATTGACTGGATTACAACTATGGAAAATGTGTACACAATCTAAATCATAATCAGGAACAACATAATCAAATTTAAATTCTTCTAATACTTTTGCATCCCCATCAACAACCCAGAACATTTTAGTAAATGAACCTTTTGCTGCTATTATATGAGCATTATGGATGCCTTTTACATTAGTAATTCTTTTGGCCAATACAAATCTAGAACGTAATATTTCCCAGTTTTCATCAGCGTTAGGCTCATCATTTGAAATAAAAACTATGTCGTACATTGATAAAAACTCTTAAATCTACGCCAGTACTTACCTGAACTGATTTCGTCATTGTTCCAATGTATATGTGCAATTTTATCCAGCCATAGACCCCTATCTGGCATTGGAGGATTTTCTATCAAATCAAGATTAGTAAATCCCACATCATGGGCCCAACTATTCAAAGGATCATCTAAATAAACAGGAATTCCCTCAATTGCACTAACACAATTTGGTGTAGAGTTATATCCTACACTACACCAAGCATTAATTAAATCAGTTTTAATAGTATCATTATTGGATATAGCTACTCCTTTTCTTCCGTAAAGATATTGCAATTTTTTTCTATTTTCAGCATTAAAACTTTTATCACCTGGATGTAATCTAATAATAATTTTTCTATCTGTGACTTTTTTTAATCGTTTTATGACGTTGGCAATCCAATCTAAACCATTTTGATTAGGCATATTCCACGAAAGAGTTCTTTGACCTAAAATTAAAATATGACTACCATTTGCTCTCCAAGGTTCTGGTGTTAATTTATGATGAGTTAGAATATCATCTAATTTTGACATATATCTTTCGTTACCCAAGTAATATTCACCATCTGTTGGGTAAACGCTGTTTACGCTATATCTATGATAGAAATGACTAGATCTACTATATGAAAAAATATTACTATCTACAAAAATAATTTTGGCTTTTTGTAATTTTAGTGAGTCAATAATACGTTTTCTATAATTATTTTCTAGAGTATATCCCAGTATGAATCCAGCATCTAATTTTGGAAGATTATTAGTTTGACTTTTGAATTCGATAACTTCGTCACCACAAACTCTAACACCTTGATTAAAACAATCCATTAAGTTTGACTTATGTGGTGCTTTGTGGATATTAGTTATAGACGAATAAAAAATTCCTACTTTCATTGACTTTCTAAAAATTTTAACAAATTTTCTTTATTTTTAATCATTTCTGAAATCATATCTTCAGTTGATCCGTCCAAAGACTTCTAATTTTTTTAGGAATTTTACTGCCATAATGTACAGTACCTAACGTATAAGTATGTAATCCCCCGCCATGATCTTTATTTTTAATTTTATAACTGGGATATTTTTCAAACAAGCTTTCTACAGCTTCGCCATCATATGCTCTATCAAGTTCTAAAATCTTTTTCGATTCCCAAATATTTTCATAATCATAAAGCAATTGGTCTAATCTACGATCACCCATATTAACTACGATATGCCCTGCATCTAATTTTTTAAGTTGCGACTCGCCAGTGGCCCAAATATGTTTGCTTTCGGCTAGATCAATTAATATTTGTTTAAATTCTTCTTGATTAAATTTTATAATTTCCACATCTGTATCTAGCAATACTACAAAATCATATTGTCTTAAATTACGCAATGCCCAAACTTGGCTTTGCATTTTACGCCAAAAATTTACAGGTTTAGTTCTATTACAAAATTCCGTAAATAAATTTCCTTGATTATAAACATCATTCCATTGAATTATTTCAATATTTGGTATATCTATTACATCTTCGTCACAAATAACATATTTGTTACCTGGCAATTTCTGCCAACTTGGTAAACAATATTTTGCTATAAGTTCATAATATTTTGCATCAGCTAATCCGCTCCATGCTACATTCATTTTATATCCCTCTGTTGACAATATTCAGTTAAAATTCTTTCTTTATGCCATTCATCTGCCATTGGTGTGTTGGCAAACTCATGGAAGGACGGAGCTCCTAAGGTATAATGTAATAATTTAGCATTAGGATTAGCACCGTATTCATCTGGGAGCCAATTCCATTCTTTAGGCAATTCACCTATTCGACTATCATCTAACCATGTAAATCTATGTAATTCTGCACCAGTTGCTTTCATTATATACTCCGGAGTTAGTATTCTATTTGGAAAACTATTACAATTCCAAAGTATAACACTAGACCAATTTTTTCGAGGATAATCCTCATTTTTAGCACCTAAGTATTTAACTGGCATTTTGGTTTTATAATCGTGCTTGACTACTTGTACATCAAATGAACTATTGCGTAAATTCCACAATTCTGTAATATCATCACGAACTATCATGTCGCCATCTATAAAGATAGCATGGCCACACCAGTGCATAAGGTATGGCACTAGGAATCTAGTATAGATAAAATGATTACTGCCGTCAGTATGAGTCTCATTGTAATCTTTAAAAAGATTCAATGCTACTGGTATAATACTAACGGGACTAGTACTGTTTCTTATTATGCTATTAGCACAAACATGGAATACTGTGGCCTCTCTAGGATCATACCCAATAAAAATTGGGATAATATCTTTCATCTATAATGTGGCGTCTTCTAACCCTGCGGTTCGAAGTTTTATTACATTACTTAGCTGCCATTGCTTGATATCCAACGCTTTTGTGATACCCAACCATTTATTACGTATTAAGGCAAATACATTGATGGCTTTTTCAAATTCAACAACATCTGATTCGCCTTCTACATAACGTTCACAATCCCTACTGCTTAATGCTCTTTGATAGTTTTCTAAATATTTTTTAAAATGATGACTCTTAAGTTGACGCATTTCAATATTGAGGAACTCTAAGATAGCCTCGATTTCCTGTAATTGATTGAATCTTTGCTCCACAATACCAGGCATACTGGCTGCTGCTTTTTCTATATTTCCCGTTATACGGGCATCTTTTCTTGCTTCAATCAATTCATCTTCATAATATGCCATAGCATCAGGCAGAAGATTGAAATCTTGGCTAATCTTAGAGTACCACATGATCAATAATCGTCTTCTTCAGAATCCTCATACTCTTCATCAATCTCAGTGTCATCTTCTAAATAGTACTCGATAGCACTATCAAGATCAGCATCTGAGCCCATAGCACCTTGGAGAACTTTATCTTTAATATTAAAATCTGCTAACAAATCAACAAATTGCTCGGCAGCAGCTTGGATATCGTCCTTACCAATGAACTCTTTAAAAAAACACCAAATATCACTAATTTGCGTATCAGTCATTTTCTACAGTCTCCTCCGTTATGACTTCTTTAGGTTTAATGTTATGGAAATCCTCCATTAACATATCTAATTTATCATTTTTCCATTCTTT